AAGCTACAGACAAAGAAGTATATGATTTTTTAGATAAATCTAGAAGCATAGCGGAAAAAGGGCAGACAGACGAAATGATTGCTCTTTCAGAAAAGCAAGAAAAACTTAAGAAAGAAGGTTATAACGGCGTAAGCGCATTTTTATTAGGTTGGTGGGATAATCCATCTGCAATGTTGCAATATTCAACAATGTCCTTAGCTCAAATGGCTACCGCTTTTGGAACTAGCGAAGAAGTTGCGGGAACGGCTTTAGCAAGTGCTGGTGTTGGAGCAGGCTTAGGCGCAGGTGCTGGTTTAGCCGGAGGTCCTCTTGCCCCTGTTACATCTACAGTTGGAGCAATAGCAGGAACTACAGCTGGTTTTTTTGGGGGGCTTTCCGGAGCAATGGAAACAGGTATGACAACCGCTTCCTTAATACAAGAAAAAGCTGTAGAACAAGGATTGGATTGGGGAAACATGACTGATAAAGAAAGATTCAATTATGTAAGAAAAGTACAAAATAACGAAGAAGAGTTTAACGATCTTAAAAGCAGAGCAGTTGCGAGAGGAGTAACTATCGGGGCTATAGATAGTATTACAGCCGGTATTACAGGAGGAGTTGGTTCAGCTGCAAGAAAATCAGTAGCAAGTGGAGCAAGAAGTGCTTTAGCCGGAGCAGCGGATGTTGGCGCTGTTGGGGTAACGGAAACAATTGGAGGTATGCTAAGTGAAACAGCTGGGCAAGCTGCTGCTGGGCAAGAATTTAATTTGGAAGAAGTTTTAATTGAAGGTTTTGCGGATAAAACTTTTACGGGGGCAAGCGTAATTAAATCAGCTGTTCAAGGTGGGCCTAAATATAGTATTAACGGAGAGAGAATGAATGGTAAAAAATTCATTGATAATATAAAAGCTTTGGATGATGAGGTTTTTGTTACTGATGCTATAAAAGTTGAAAATTCTCCAGCTGTAGATAAATTAATATCAGACCGTAGACAAAATATTGCCGCTGACCAAAAGGTTGATAGTAGAATTAGCGATGTTGCGGACAGAGCTCAAGCTATAAAACTAAATAAAGAACTTACAAAATTAAAGAATAATAAAGAGGGCAATAAAACTAAAATAACTCAAACAGAAGCTTTATTAGAAGGTATATCTGAAAAATATAAGGACTCAGAAGTTGACGTTACTATAGATCAAAGAAAACAAGCAATAGCTAATGCTGTAGAAACTAAGTTTGAGGCTGAGTTTAATAAAAACTATAAAGCTCTAAAAGATGCAGAGACTGACACGGGTATAGAACCTGTGTTATTTGAAGACGATAATTTATTTGCTGAAGCAGCTGCAAAAGATCTTGGCGTTACTAAAGAATATATAATTGAAAATGCTCCAGAAGGAGTTTTTGTTGGTAAAGGAAAAGTTTATATAAATAAAAACCAAGCTAGAAAAAGTATTAATATAGCTACTGGTAATAACGGAGCAATATCTGTTACAAGTCACGAAGTATTACACCCTATATTCAACGCTTTAATTGGAGGAGCTAAAACCCAAGGGCAGTTTGTTAATCAATTTAAAAATCAAATGACTAAAGCCCAAAAAGCTTATGTTAACAAACGATTAAAATCATCTTATGCAGACTTACCTGGAGCTGAAGCTGTAGAATTAATGAATATATTTTCTGATGGTATTATTAAAGGGGATATTAACTACGATAAAACTACCTTTGCAAAGCTTGGTAATTCTATAACGAATCTTTTAAGATCAGCTATTGGCTTAAAAACTGATGAAATTTCTTTTGAAGACGGGCGTGGTGTTTTTAACTTTTTAAAAGAATATAACACTAGTATAAAAGAAGGAAAGCTTAGCGGTAAAGCTATATCTGCTATTAAAGAAGCTGAAGATAAGGACGGTAGTACGAAAGTAGCGGGTGCTAAATTATTGACAAAAGAACAATTTTCAAAAACCCTAACACCAGAACAAAGTGCATCGTTATCAAAACAAGTAGTTGAAATAAAAAGATTATCGAAAGAAAACGCAGAAATTGCAGCTAAATATAATAAAGAACCTATTAAAGGAACTAAGCAAACTAGATTAGAAAATCAAGTACGTGAAGGTATAAAGCCTTTAGTCGAAAAAATTGTTTCAAATAGAACCAAAGCATTATATGATCCAATTGCACCAGACGCTAAAAAAGCTGTAACAAGACAAGAGTTCCAGGACTCCATGCGATCTGATATAGAAGCTATGGTTCTTAATGAGTATGACGAAACCAAACAAGATCTTGAAAAGTTTACTGTTAGTAGAGCTTACTTAAGAGCTAATGATTTAGCTAAAAGATTAGGTATTGAATCTCAAGAAGAGGGTGGAATAAAAAAAGACGTTGATGCGGCAAAAGACATTGTATCTACAAAAGATACTCAAAGTATTGATCGTAGTGGGTCCGTGGAACGTGGTCAGGCTACTTTTGATGAGCTTGATATTGTAGATGATAAGTTAGTATCTGAGATAGAATCGGAAGTCTCTAAGGAGCTTAAAATGCGTGCTTCAAAAGGTACACTTTCAGAAATGGTTTCTGTTAAAAGAGGTAGAGAAACTTATTTTGTTTCTTGGTTAGAAAATCTTGTGGATAAAACGCTATTTAAAAAGATATTAAAAAAATGGGGAGCTATAGGTGAGACTAAAGGTGTTACTGTAATTCCTCCTGGATATATAGATTTCTTAAACAGCAAAGAGGTTTTTGATATTGTTACTAAAGCATTACCTATAAAGACTATAAAAAAGAGTTATGGTAAACTATTTAAAATAGAAAAAGTTGGTAGAGAAAAAAGTGCTCAAGGTAACCCAATATTTAGAATAGCGCCAACAGACAAAAAAACGTTCTTACAATATTTTTTAGATGGTAAAAAAACTACTATACTAGAAAGACAAAAACAATTAGCAAGAGAGATTATAACTCCTGTAACTAAAGAAATTGTTGCTAACTACGCAACTCCTGAAAATTTATTAAATTTAAAAGAGATTAAAGAATTAGCTCCAGAAAAATCTATAGATGTTGTTGAAAAAATATCTATTGAGGCTCAGGTTAATAAATTGCAATCTGAATTAGATAGATATAAAGGAGAAAATACCGGTTTTGATATTATACAATTTAGTAAGAATCTTGAAGAGTATAATATTAACAAAAAAGACACTACAAAGTTTTTTAACATGCTAATAGAAGGAGGTATATATAGTACGTCCGCTAAAGAGTTCTTGTTAAAGAAAGGTGTTTCTAATAAAAATTACGAGTCTATTGCTGGTGATTTAATAAGTGAAGGTATCATTGCTCAAATGCAAGAGATAAAAGCCGCTAACAAAGGTATTAAGTATGAAAAAGCATTAAACAGTGTGCTTGGTAAATACACTGAAGCAGGTTTAAAAGTTGATTTAATATCCAGAAAAAAAGGAGACATTAAAGTGTCTTTCGGTAAAAATAACTATAAAATAGAAGTAAAGCTTAATGACAAAGCTCAAATAGGAAGTGCTTCAGCGGGTCCTTTTGTTAAAAAAGATGGAAAAATAACATTAAGAGATAATTTAAAACTATCTAAAAAAATAAGCGATTCTAATTTCAATAAGTTTATTGACTTTATAAACAGTGAAGAAACACAGAAGTATTTAAAGGATCTAGTAAAAGCTATTAATAAGGCTAATAGTAAATCCGATGATAAAGCTACTATAAGTAGATCTGGACATATAAAATTACCTAATCCTGAATTTTGGGATGACATAAAAAATGAAATGCCAAAGAAGCAAGGTGGATATGTTTCGTATGAAGGTAATCAATCTATTGTAGAAGATTTTTATAAAGGTATAGATCTTATACAGATTGGGGATCAAGGCGCTTACTCAATAGGAAATGACAGTAAACTTTCTGCTTTCTATGAAAAATTATCCGCTGTGATTGATAACGTATATAGACCTGTGAGAACAGGTACTACGGTATACATGCGCTTATTCCCTAATTTTAAGGAAATAAAAAATAACAAGCAAGATTCTTTAGATACAAAACAAGGTATATCTAAATTAGCTGAGACAACTGGGTCAATAATACAATCTTCAAAAAGCCGTTCTGAAATTGATGAAAACTTTAATAACATTATAGAAAAAGCTACAGGTATTGAGAGTGCTAGAACAATGTCCGGAGCTAGATCAAAAGTTTTAGGTCAAAACAAGGGTAAATTTAAGTTTTTTATTCCACCTTCAGCCGATGATTTTGCAGGATTGGTTAGTAGACTTTTAGGCAAAGGCAAAGAAGGAGACGCTAATGCAGCTTGGTTCAAAGAGAATTTATTTGATCCTTTTGCTAAAGGTATTAGAGATTATGAATCTTACAAAGAACAGTCTATAGCAATTGTAAGAGCTTTAAAGAAAAGCATAAGAAATATACCTAATGGTTTAAAAAAGGTAAATGACACAGGCTTTACTAATGAGCAAGCAGTTAGGGTTTATATGTGGGTAAAAAACGGTTATGACATCAAAGATTTGAGTGAAGCCGATCAAAAAGAATTAGTAAAAGTAATAGAAGACAATAAAGCTTTAAAAGATTTTGCTGATGAATTAGATGAATCGTTCGGTGGTTATCCAGAACCAAACAATGAATGGTTAGCGGGCTCAATAGTTACAGACATGCTTAATATGGTGAACACCTCAAAGCGTGCTGAATTTCTACAATCTTGGCAGGAAAACTCTGATATTGTATTCTCTAAAGAGAACCTAAACAAACTAAGAGCAGCTTATGGAGATAATTATGTAGAGGCTTTAGAAGATATGTTATACCGAATGAAAACAGGTAGAAACAGACCTTCTGGATCAAATAAGCTTACTAATGAATTTATGAATTGGGTTAATAATTCTGTTGGAACTATTATGTTCTTTAACACTCGTTCGGCTTTACTTCAAACGTTATCTATTGCTAACTTTATTAATTGGAAAGAAAACAATCCGGCTAAAGCAGCGATGGCTTTTGCTAATCAAAAACAATTTTGGTCAGATTTCGCAATGTTATTTAACTCAGACTTTTTAAAACAAAGACGTGGTGGATTAAAAAATGACGTTAACGCTGATGAATTGGCTAGTGCTGCGGAAACAGCTAGTAATAAACCTAGAGCGGTATTGTCTTCTATATTAAAAGCAGGTTTTTTACCTACACAAATGGCTGATAGTTTCGCTATAGCTATGGGTGGAGCTTCTTTTATTAGGAACAGAATAAACAAATATGTCTCTGAGGGTATGGACGTTAAAGCTGCTGAGCAACAATCTTTTTTAGATTTTCAAGAGATTGCAGAAGAAACGCAACAGTCCTCTAGACCTGATAGAGTTTCGCAACAACAAGCTAGTCCTTTAGGGCGTATTGTATTGGCTTTTGCTAACACTCCGATGCAGTACATGAGATTAACTAAAAAAGCTTATTTAGACCTTAAAAACGGTAGAGGTGATGCTAAAACTAATATATCAAAGATAGTTTATTATACTGTTTTACAAAACGTTATATTTGGTGCTTTACAATCAGCTTTATTTGCTTCTCTCTTTGAAGATGAAGAGGATGAAGAATTGAAAAACAAAGAAATAAGAATAGCTAATTCAATGCTAGATTCTATATTAAGAGGTCTTGGTGTTTATGGTGCTATTGCTTCGACTGGTAAAAATATTATTCTTGAAGTAAAAAAGCAAGCAGATAAGCCTAGACCAGATTTTACCCAAGTTGCACTTAAGTCTTTAGATTTATCTCCGCCATTATCTTCTAAACTTAGAAAGATGATTAGTACGGGTAGAGCATTTACTTATAAGAATGTTCGTGATAAAATGACAAAGAGTTATGGATTAGAAAACCCAGCTTATTATGCTATAGCGCAATCGGTATCTGCTGTAACAAACGTACCTATAGATCGAGCTATTAAAAAAGCCGATAACATAAGGGTAGCAATGGATAACGATACTAAGCTTTGGCAGTCTATAGCTTTAGCATTAGGTTATAGCCAATGGGATCTAGGTTTAATGGAAACCAGTAAAACCAAAAAAGATAAAAGAAAAGTGTTAAAAAGACGAAAATTAACCCGCAAGAAATTAAAACGCCAAATAAAAAAATAATGAACCAAGATCTAAAACTTTACATGATAAACAGTTTATCTTTAGGTGTAACCACCTTTTCGACGCTAGAGACTACATTAAAAATTATACTATTGTGTATAACTATAGGTTACACGATAACAAAATGGATTGGTATTAATGACGATAAGGAATGAGAGAAATAGATAAAATAATTGTACATTGTACGGCTACGCCGGAAGGTAGACATACTACGGTTGAAGATATAAGAGGGTGGCATAAAGATAGAGGATGGTCAGATATTGGTTATCACTATGTTATTTATCTAGACGGAACAGTGAATGAAGGTAGACCTGTAGAAATACAAGGGGCACACTGTAAAGGTCATAATTGGAAATCTATAGGTATTGCTTATGTTGGAGGTTTAGATAAAGACACCTTTAAAGCAAAGGACACTAGAACTGAAGAGCAAAAAGGTTCATTAGCTTTTCAATTAGAGTATCTTAAAGTGTTACACCCTAAAGCTGTAATATATGGTCATAGAGATTTTTCAAACAAAGAATGCCCAAGCTTTGATGCGAAAAAAGAGTACAACAATATAAGTTACATGTGGGAATAATAAAATCTAATAAATATGGGAATACTTGGTATTATAAGTAAGTTATTTGGTATTGGTAAAGAAATAATAGCCAATAAAAATAAATTAAAAGCAGCAAAGCAAGAACAAAAGTTTAAAATTGTAGAAGCTCAGACAAAAGCAAGCGTTGATAGAATATTATCTAACACTGATTCAGATAATCAAATTGATTTAATAACTAACCAACAAAAGTCAGAAACTTTTAAAGACGATGTAGTAACATATCTTTTCTTAATACCAGTTATTATCGCTACGGCAACACCTTTTATAATAGCTTACAAAACAGGTGATTTGGCTATGCTTTCAAATGATATAAAAAATTCTTACGAAAACTTAGATAAATTACCAAATTGGTACAAATACGTACTAGGAGCTATAGTAATAGATGTTCTTGGTTTTAGAAGCTTTGGTAGAAAAATAGCAGATAAATTTTTAAATAACAAATAATATGGTAACACCTATAACAACAAGAATAGCAAATCGCAAAAAAGGTAATTTTCCTGTAAACGAAGAGGTAACATTGAATGCAGATGGATCGGGAGGCCCTGTAAGTATGCTTAAGAAAAAAGATGCTTGTTATTATAAAGCTAAAGCTGCACACGACGTTTTTCCTTCGGCTTATGCAAGCGGAATGATAGCTAAATGTAGAAAAAATAAAGGCAAAAAATAATGTACAAGTCTCCATTAAATAAAGTAAGAAAGACTAAAGAAGGTTTATCTTTAAAAAGATGGTTCAAAGAAGATTGGACTGACGAAAAAGGTAATGAATGCGGTTCTGCTAAGAATAAAAAAACTAAAAAGTGTAGGCCAAGCAAGAGGATAAGTAAAGATACGGTTAAAACATGGGGAGAAATGTCCTCAAGTGAAAAAAAGGCGGCTATAGCTGAAAAGAAAAGAGTAGGAATGGGTAAAAGAACCTCTAATATAAAATAATATGTATAAAGGATTTAAAGGAATAGGACCTAATGGATTAGGCGGTTCTAAAAAAGAAATGTCAGGATGTGGTTGTTCAATTAGTTGTGGATGTGGTGATGATTCGCCATTACAAAAATCAAAAAGCAAATCATATGCCCCAAAAAGAAATAAGAAATCTGGAAATTATGCTAAAGTAAAAGAAGGAGGCGGAACAGGTGCTAAAGCGGGAGGAGGAATGACAGCAAAAGGTGTTGCTGATTATAATAGAAAAACAGGAGGTAATTTAAAAACCGCTGTTACAACGCCACCATCAAAGTTAGATCCAGATAGTAAAGCTGCTAAAAGACGTAAATCATTTTGTGCTAGATCAAAAGGCTGGACCGGAGAAAGAGGTAAAGCTGCTCGACGAAAATGGAATTGTTAAAATAAAAAAATGCCGCTAATTAATTTAGCGGCATTTTTAATTATATGTATAGCATATTATTCATAACAGGCTAAACAATGTTCACTTAAGTTAAAGTCTATTTAATTATTATATGTATAAAAAAGTTATAACTTTTGGCCTTTAGCCATCACAAGCTAAACAATCTTCATCCATGGCAGAAGCTGCAATATCTCCACGTAGAACACTTTCAGTTCTAGTGTAATATAATGTCTTAACTCCTTTTTTCCACGCTTCATAATGTACTTTGTTTAACCACTTTGGCGTTGCTGTAGAGGGAAAAGCTAAGTTTAAACTAACCGACTGATCAATATACTCTTGTCTTAATCCCGCTTGATTAACAAGCTCTAGTTGGTTAATCTCTTTAAACGTTTTAAAAACTTCTTTAACAGGTATGTCATGTCCCATAACAATAGTTTCCAATTCATCGACATCTTGAACCGAGCCACCGTCAGCCAATATTTTATTCCATATTTTTTCATTATTTAAGTTTTGTTCTGTTAACACTTTTACTAATGTAGGATTCTTTCTAATGAAAGTTCCATTTGCTCCTTGCTCTGTGAATACATTAGCAGCCCAAGGTTCTATTCCTGGCGAAACGTTCCCACTAAGCTTACTATTGCTAACGGTAGGAGCAATAGCACGAAGATGAGTATTGCGCATACCAGTGCCAACACACCATAAAGGTTCTCCAAACTCTTCTGCAAGAGACCTAGAAGCTCTTTCGCTTTCAATTTTAATCTGTGAAAATATTTTCCTAGTTGCAAACTGAGATAATAAACCTTCGAAAGGAATACCTTTCTCTTGGAGATATGTATGCCATCCGAGTACTCCGAGACCCAATGCGCGCCCTTTCTGTGCAGATCGTATAGAATTTTCGAATCCCCGCAATCCTTTTGCTTTTTGAATAAATTCCTCCATAACTCCATCAAGAAAGTAGATAGCGTCATGTATAAGGTTAGTGTCTTTCCATTCTTCATATCGCGCTAAATTTAATGATGATAAACAACATACAAAACTATGTGTTTCATCAGTATGTAATGCTATTTCACTACATATATTTGTCATGTGTACTTTTAATCCGTTATCTTTGTAAGCTTTTGGATTTGCTTTGTTAACGTTCCCTTTAAACATAATATACGGTTCTCCAGTTGCTTTTCGTTTTCTAAGTAGTTTACTCCATCTATCCCTAGCATTCGCATCTCCTTGTTCAAGCTTACGCATAAATTTATCACCAACAATTGCACACTGGTGTAAATTAAGCGATTGTCTGTTAACATCTCCTTTCGGTTCTCGAATTTCAAGCCACTCTTCAAAATCTTTATGCTCAATGTTGATATTAACGCTTGCAGCTCCTCTTCGAACTGATCCTTGGTTGGTTGCAAGGATTGTTGAATCATATATTTTGCAAAATGGTACGACTCCATCTGATGTTCCATTTCCTGTAATTTTAGCGCCAGCGGGTCTAATTTGATTAATACCGACACCAACTCCACCGCCGTGCTTAGCGAGCAACATCATTTCTAAATTCTTTTGTCCTATATCCTGTATGCTATCTGCTACATCAATGCCGAAGCAACTAATAGGTAAACCACGGTCAGTACCAGTGTTACTAAGAACAGGTGACGCCAAACATAACCAACCATTCCAAATATAATTGAAAAAGGTTTCAGCCATTTCTGGTTTGCCCAACCTACGAGCAACTGTCGTAGAGACTCTTTCGTATGCTTCTTTAGGCGTTTCTCCGTTATATAAATATCCCCCGGATATTGTCTTCTTGTATACGTCTGTATCACCCCACGAAGGGTAATCTCTTCCTTTAATCCATTCATTATTCCACATATTTTATTTAGTATTATTGAGTATTGGTAGTTGTAATTGTCCACTTAGGTTGTTCATTATAGTCATAGCGTGTTCCATTGAAAGGCAATACTGTTGGCTTATTGTAATACACATGGTCTAATAAAATACCAGCTTCTTCTTTTGTTAGATTGTCATTTTTATATAATCCTAAAATTATATCTAGTGCGTTATTTTCCATTTATTATTTTGTTTTGTGTTTTAATAATATAATCCCAACAACTATCCATTGTTGTGTTCCATTCTTTTTCGTATTTAACAAGAGGAGAGCCGTTTTGAAGTTCTAATAAATCTCTCAATAATATAGCTCCTTCTCTGTAATCTTGGTGTAATAAAGCATATTCTTTCGCTAAATGATGGTAGCCTTTAATCATCTCTTCATCGCTCATTGTTGGTCTTGGTGTATCTTTTATTTTTAGTTTCATGATAAATATAATATTGTGTAAGCTATTGCTACGTTTAAATTAACTGCTACCAAGTTCCATTGCTTTGCTACAAATACTTGAGGTATTGATAATAAACCAGCTAATATATAGGTTGTTACTCCTATTTTATCTGGTAGTAAATGGGGAGACATTACCATAAATGCCGTCCCCATATATCCTAACCTACTCGATAATCTTTCTATTGGCGTCAGCTTCTTTGGCCTCACTAGCTTCTGTAGCCATTTTTGCCTTAAGCTTTTCGATAGCATCTTCATACCCTTCCATATTTTTAATTGTTTCTAATGTACCTATAGCTAAGTCTTTTAATTGAGCAATTTCATTTAATAAATAATTGCTTGCTTTGCCTAGGGTTTCTACTTTGTTTTTTGTTTCAATAAGTGTTCGTTCCTTCATTATTAATATTATTAGTTTATTATATAATCAATTGTCTATCGTATTACGTTTGTGAATACAAGCTTTACCAAATGTCCTCGTAATTTTCATCTTCTCCAGCCTTGCTATAATCTGTTGGCCTTGTTGCAAAGAAATCAGTATGTGTTACTCCTCCTGTTAAATGATAAAACCAATCTAAATTAGAAGCTGCTTTAACATCGTATGCAAAATAATTACCAAGATCTACATATCCAAGCTCTACTAACTTTTCGTTTGATCTCTTTTTTATGAAGTGTTTCAAATCATTAGCACTAATGCCTTCAACATCCCCCATTTCAAACATCTTGTCAATATAATTAATTTCCAAAGCAACCATTGTTTCAGCGGCTTTAATTATATCTTCTCTGCATAAGTGCAATAATTGTGAATCTTCTTCGCACATATGGCGGAATAATTGACAGCCCATTTTACTATGCAATGATTCATCTCTTACTGACCACTTCATTTGTTGCCCAATACCTTTAAGCAAATTTCTAAGCTGAAAAGAATAAAGAACTGCAAAGGCAGAATATAAAGAAACTCCCTCGGCAAATGCAGAAAATACAGCAAGAGACTTAGCAATACCAGTTCTATCGCTGCCAGAATAAGATACAAGATTATCAAATCTTTCAGCCGTAGCAGGCTCGTGTAAAAAAGCTTCATAGTCTTCTAGTTTTAAAGTTTCGTTTAAATAACTATATGCAACTGCATGAATAGTTTCTTGTGATCCAAACATCATAGCCATTTGCTGTATCTCGTGTTTTGGAAACCAACCAACTACTTTTTGCGTCCAATAATCAGATACTGCACATTCTGTTTGAGCAAAACCTAATAATATATTACCTACTAAGTGTTTTTCTTTTGCATCTAATTTTTCATTCCAATCTTTAATATCGCCCTGCATTGATATTTCTGTGTGTAACCAAAATGCCTGAGCTTGTTTAAGCCAACCTTCCGTATAGTACTCTGGGTACTCAAAAGGTTTGTAGGCTATTCTTTCGTCAAATAATCCCATATATTTATTATTTTTTAAATACGTCTACTACGTAAGTTGCTGTTTGTAATTCATTTTGCCATGCTTGAATGTAAGCGTACATATCTTTCTTAGTGGTGGACTTTGTTATTGTTTCCATCTCTGCTAAAACATTATTAAGATACATATCCATTAATACTATCCTGCCTCTATCATCCATTTAATAATAATAAGTATAAGCTATATCTATAAAAGGTATATATAATACTGTTGTTGTTGAATATTCATCTGAATATGTTCTTACTCCTAGTAAAACACCTGGATATAATCCAATTTCTATACTCCATGCTGATTGTTCTTCGTTTTCTTTCATCCTATTTTTATTCCGTATTTATCTTGTTGTTTAATTAAATCTTTGTACTTAATCTTGCCTCTCATTTCCCAACTCCATTTACACCATTTATCAACTTGACGTTCAGCGTACTTTTGCTTGGCTATTCTTTTCGCTTCAAAAGGATTATGCGCACGGTCTCTTTGCATTCTGCTTGATTTTGAGGTTTATATAAAGTTACATTAGGAAATTGCTTTGTTAATAATTCTTTAAATAATTTCCAACGTAAAGGAAAAGCTTCGTTAGCTCTTCCTTTGGTTTCGATTATAAAATCATCGCCAATAAAATCGGGTGTATATTTAATCGGTAGTATTCTTTTTTCGCCCCTATTTTTATATTCACCTTTTCCATTAGCTTGTCTTTCATAAACTTGATTGTCAAAATGAAATCCATTAAGCAAAACAAAAGTTTCTCCTTCATACTTTGATTTTATTCCAGCTTCTTTTAAAGCTATATACATATGTTTTTCTAAACCCGAAGCAAAATCAATACCATCATATGATACCTTCTTTGCTCTTACAGGGCCGCGTTTACCGCTTTTTCGTTTAAAACCCCTCATTATCCTCTTCGTTTTCTTTTAATAAAGGAGTAGCTAAAGCGTCCATTAACTCTTCTGTAGTTGTTTCTTTTAGTTTTTGCATGTATAGCACAGCGTCCATTAACTCTTCTTGTAAATGGTTTATCCAAGCAAATAAGTTAGATTTATCATTGTTAAGAGTTACCCCGTACTTTTCAAAACCTACATCGGATCTTGATACAAATTTATCAACAACTCTTTCAACAACTGAGTCTCTAAAATCAATAGTTCGTCTTCTCATATTATAATGTTTCTTTTACAAATGTTCCGTTAATCATTTTTCCTTGTCTAGATTTAATTACCTCGTAAGCTTCCCAAACACAGTCTTCTATGTCATAACCTCTTAATTTAGCTAAGTTAGTTAAAACAACAACCATATCACCGATAGCATCGATAACTTCATTCTCATCATTTTTTAATAAAGCTTGAGCTAATTCTCCAGCTTCTTCCATTAGTTTAATGTATTGAGTTTTAGAATCACCGGACTTGTATATGCCTTTGTCGCTTGCCCAAGACCTAATTAATTCAAAAACACTTTGTTTATTATTTTTCTTTTTCTTTTTCTTTTTCTTATCTAACATAATGGTTTTAGGTACGGACCAATCATTAGCTAAATCTTCCGCAAAATTAGCTAACGCCTTGTTGTACACAAAGCATCTATTGTCATTAAACATAGAAGTTCTTGCATTTTTAGTTATGAATTCCGTAATATCCTCATCTAATATAATAGATTTAAAAGAGTTACTTAAGTCCATACCTTTGTTATCCATCAAGTTTTCCTTAAGTTTGTTTAAAGGTACTGGAAATGTTGTTGTTTGTTCTGTTACGTTTACTTTCATTTGATTGTTTTTATTGATTACATTTTTATACGATTGTCTGTCAACTTTGTAGCCATAAGACTTTTGAAGTTCTATTTCCATGAAAGACACCTCATCAATGTCATTGCTAGTAAATAAAACTTCGTATTCGTCTGGACTATAGCCTTGCTGTTCCGTAACTCTGTTATTAAGATTACGTGTAACACCAATTTTTTTACCCGGGATATGATATAAATAATACATAATTGTTTTTATTTACCAACACTTAGTGGAGCTTTGATAGATCCATAAGGGTTATAGTTTAATAATTTAATTTTATCAGCTGTAGGTATATGGACAGCTCCGCCTAGCCAAATGCCATCTGTAATATCTAACTCAGGCAATGCTCGTTTAGGTCTATCTAAATACGTTTGAGCTTGTACTAAATGATTGTTATATAAGTGGCAGTCTCCAAGTTGTCCGATTAATTTACCAGGAATTAAATTATAACCTTTAGCTAACAGTTCTAACAATAAACCATACATTGCAATATCGTAAGGTAATCCTAAGAAAATATCTGCAGATCTTTGTTGCCACATCAAATCCATAACACCGTTATTGATATAAATTTGAAAAGCGTAATGACAAGGAGGAAGAGCCATATCATCTAACTCATGTGGAGCCCATGCGTTAACAATTAAACGTCTTGAATCTGGCTTGTTATCAATATTATACAAAAGATTTTTAAGCTGATCTATGCCGTTAAAATTGCGCCATTGTTTTCCGTACACAGGGCCTAATGTTTCATCAGTTCTACCTGAGCGTTCGTAATCTGCACGCCAATAACTAACCCCGTTGTCTTCAAGATATTTTAAATCAGTTCTTCCATTTAATATCCAAAGCAATTCAGTTCTTGCTGCATTGAAACTAATTCTTTTGCTTGTAAGTATTGGGAACCCATATGACATATCATGGCATATAGTTCTTCCGAAGACAGACTTTGTTCCTGTACCTGTTCTATCTGTTTTATCTGATCCGTGGTATAGTACTTCTGATAATAATTCTCTGTATTCATTTTGTATGTTTGCGTTTCTCATAATAGTATTTGCAGTATTGAAATATTTTATCCCATAAATCTTTCTTGCCAAAAGTTTCTGGGCTAGTGTTTGTTATACCTTTATTTGATATTGTTATATACCAAGCTGTATCGTTCTTAGCTTTTGGAGCTATAGCTATATCATTTCTGATACACCAACGTTGAGCTTCCCATAGCTCTTCATCAAATGGGGGTTTACCCATATCACAGGCTTTCTTTTTTACTCCCATGGCATCTTTGTTCCTTCTAATGAAACTTGCTCGTGTGGAATATAGCCTCCTGAATCGGGGTTCCATTTAAAATGCGCTTCTGCTCCGTTCTCTCCTAAATTTTGAAACTTAACCTTTAAAACTTTAACCATTACAGTTTTGTTTAAATAGTTTCTATGCACAACTAATCCATGATAAGAAGCATCATACCATTCTCCACCACCTTTGATATTATACATTGTAGGAACTTCTATCACTCCTTTGTCATTCTTGTACATCTTAGTAGGGTGCGCAACAATAATAACTAATACATCGTACTTTTTTGCAAACGTTTCTATCTGCATTAAATATTCCATTGTGTATTTATTAATATCGCTATCGTTGGCTGATGTAGCTCTTACCTTGTTGAAAGGATCAATTACTAAACATTTTATTCCCTTACGTTTAACTAGTTCGGCTCCTTTAGCTAACACAGATTCTAAGCTATAACGATCCATATCAACATGATAAAAATTGCTATTAACGTGATCAGCAACTTGATTCCATCTTTCTGTATGGACATCAGTTTTCTGTGGCATTCCTCCCCAAACTTTTCTCATTAACTTATGAGCATGTAAAAAATTAGGTTTGTTTTCAGGAGACGCAAATGCTGTTTTCCACCCGTAATTATTAT